TCTTTGATTACCTTTATGATGCGCTTGCGCTCTAGCTCCACCCCGGCTTCATAGCCTTTTGTGAAATAGAGTTTGTTTTCCAGTTCGCTCATGTCCGAAATCATCAGAACGGCGCATTCTGAAAGCCACTAAGTGAAGCAGCGTTTGAAGCCTGCTGTGTCTTTGTCTTGACTTGGACTAGTCGAGCGTTTTGGACATGATGCTCAACTACTGTTTTTTCAACTGTCGAATCCTTAGGCGTGTATTTTCCTATCTTCGTTGATAGCTCTCCTGTGATTTCTACCCAGTCTTGTTCTTGTAAGTGCTCGACTTGACTCATGTCAAACCAAGCTGTCCAGAGTCTTGAGAATGGCTTTGGCTGTCCGGGTACTTCGTAATTCTCCCAAACTGATAGGCGCTTGCCTTCCCAGCCAATTAGGTTTACGTCTCCTGTGATTGTGATCTGTGGCATTTCATTCCCTTTTCTGTGATGAGTAATTTCTTGCTATATATAAACATAATGCTTATGTATAGTTATTAAGTTAAATGTCTATATATAGAACCTTTAATAATGCTTATATATATATCTATATATAGAAGATGTATCTTATTTTAATTTTTCTAATCTGTCGATGCAGATTTCTATCGTTTCAGCTAGATCTGTATCTGTCAAAAGTATCTTTTTTCTGAAGTCCCAAAGCTCAAAAGTGAGTTGCTTTCGCATGTCTTCGCGACCATGACCGTAGCCTTTTTTGTATCCAGTTAGCCAAGTCCGTTCTGTGAACTCTTTCCAGCCTGTTTCCTGCTGCATGATTCCCCTGTCTGTCAGATAGAATTATGATCCGGGGGCATAGCTATCTGTGGGCTATGTCCCCTTGGATTTCACTTTGTATCTACTGCCTTAGCCATCTCTGTAATCTGCTCTAGGAATCGCTTAGGCATTCCATGTAGCTTAGCGTCGCTGTATAGCTCTCTAAGCCCCTCAACGTCACTACTGAGGGCTAGGACACTTGCGCGACCTTCAAACCCCTTTAGAGACACTGCCAAAGCCTCCTGTGATGCTGCCTGCATTTCCTCTGCGCTAGGTCTGACGCTGTGACCGTCTTTTTTGCTAGAAAAGCCGAGCGTTGATAAAGCCCTACCGATTGCGCTAGTGCTGCAATTCTCGATAAAGCTAGTTTTGTTTATTGGGCTTGAGTTTCTAGTCTCCTGGGCAAAGTCAATAGCTGCTGCCCTCATGTCTTCCCGGTCAGTGTAGACACTTGCCATTATGACGATCTCGGTTTCGTTGATTAGCTTTATCTCAGTGTGTATTCTGCCGTTTGGGTGCTTCTCCCAGAACTTTGCTATCCTGTCGGCTACTGGTTCGTAGTTATCCATGAATCCCACTTTTATCCTCCTGTGATTTTGAGATAAGGCGCGCCGCCAGATCTGCTTTGTAACATTACAACGTTTTCACCATCTACATAGCCGTACTTAGCGCCCTTCATGCTGCTTTGAATAATTGACTTTCTAAGTGTTGCCTGCTGCTTCCAGAACTTTTCTTGTTCTAGTGCCGCTTGCAGAAGTCGGTATTCCTCGGGGTTTATCTCGGTTTCGGTGTCTTCTATGTCCGGGTGCAGAATCCTAATTGCGCTATAAGTAGAATCGCTGCCTTCTATGTCTGGCTGCTCTCCTGTCCTCACAAGCTCTAGGAAGCTCTCTGCCGCTTTCATAAGTGCTTCAGCCTCTATCGGGTCATACTCCACCGTAAACTCTCTGTATTCGCCTCCTGCGACCGCACAGAGTACAGCAGGACTATGCAAGCCTGTTACGATCATGTACCAAAGAACTTGAAGCCTGTAATGCTCCGGCAACATAGGCATAGCGTTTCTAGAGAATTTGATCTCCAGAATGTATAAACTGCCGTCTTCGTCTTCTATGACCCCATCGGGGTTAGCGTGAAATGAGGGGTTCTTCTGTGATTCGTAAGTGTAATCTCCGGTGTGAAGTTTCAAGTGTGGATGCATGTCCCCGAATAGCCGGACTATTGCAGGCTCGAAGTAGTTGCCTAGCTTCATAGCCATTGTGCCTTCTGTGGGCAATAGCAAGCCAGACTTCTGCGCCCATAAGTACACCGCGCTAGTCCAGGGGGATTTATTCATTATCGGGGCTATGTCGCTGCCGCCGATTGCGTGAGATCTCTGAGCATGCCACTCAGGAGATCCTGCCGGGTGTGTGCCGATTAGAGTGCCGCCTAGTTTTGCGATTGTTTTATTAACTGTGATCATGTTTTGGAGCATAGCAAAGCAGCGCGACATAATTGCGGTTATTGTTTAGGAATGAATTCAGAACAAGCCCTAACTGCATTAGCAGAAGGCATTAGAAAGACCGGGGCAACTGCCTGCCAGACTTCTGACCCTGACGCTTGGTTTCCAGAAGGTGGCGTTATGAATACAAATCTAAGATCTGCAATTAGTCTTTGTAAAGTTTGCCCTGTTAGGTCGCTGTGTCTAGAGTTTGCTTTAGTGAATAATGAGAAGCATGGTATCTGGGGAGGAGTAAACACTAGGCAACGCGCTAGAATGCGTAACGCTCAAGGCTAGTGTAAAAAGTAGTCTAGGAATGGTGTAAAAAGTTAGACACCTGGAATTTGTGGAGGCTCTATTCCTTCCGTGACGTCTTCGTATTCCTCAGGGTTGTTTACCTCGGTGTTCTTTACTGCCATCACTGAAGCAAAGAATGCTAGGGCTGCTGCGACGCTGCTAAGTATCTGCTGCGATTGCTCTCCGGTAACTATTCCGGCGATTACTAGAAGCGGCACTAATCCGGCTACTGCTGCGTAGATTGCTTTTCTAATCTCGGGGTTGAATCTCATTTTGCGTACCTTTCCAATAGGGCTAGTGGGTCGAATGTCTGACCGTAGAAGATGTGCTTAGGCGTATCTCCATAGGTAAGGTGAAGATGGCTGCCGCGTGAGGCGCTCCCGGTATTGCCTACTGCTGCAAACCACTTGTTCCCTTCCCAGATTTTATCGCCTACCTTGTGCTTGCTCTTTACCTTCAAGTGAGCAAAGCCTAGATACATAGGCATGTCTTTACCCTCATGCCAAAAGCGTAGGACTAGGCAGTGACCAAGAACATCGCTCCAAGTGTTTACTACTATTGTGCCTGTTTCCGGGGCTGTGATCCAAGCGCCTGTAGCAGCGCCAAAGTCTAAGCCTCGATGCGGACTAGTCCTGTTAGCTGTAGCGCCGTAGAGTGCTGTGATGCTTGCTTTAGGGAGTGGGTATCTCAAATTAGCACCTGCGAAACAATAGTGACAGCGAAAGCAGTAAGCGCGGCAGAAGCGAAAGCAGTAACCCAGGCTGTTTGCCAGCGAGCCTTTTCTAGCTCTCTGATTCTATCCTCATGATCTTGCAGCATCTTGAACCCGGCTTTTACGTCTGCCATGTCACCTACTAGCTTTAGTAGTAACTGCTGCTGTGTGCTGCTTCTCGGTATCTGCTCTGACATTAGCCGAGTAGGGCTTTCAAGTCTTCAGTAGTTAGCCCTAGCTCTAGCAGCTTGGCTTCTGCGGCTGAGCGAGCTTCTGCTTTAGCTGCCTGTTCTGATTTTTGGATTTCAATTTCTAATTTATTTGTTTCCCGTTCCGCAAGCTCATAGGCGTTCATTTCACGCTCAATTTCCTTGCCCGTAGAAGAATTATGTATTTTGATTTTAGGAATAGTCATTAGTTGCCCCCATAAATTTTGATTTCGCCAGCAGATGGCGTCCCGTTGATTTCAATCTTAAAGCCTTCCACCGCATCATCAGAAAATCTTGTAGACCCAAAACCTGAAATTCCTCTAGATTGTCCACCAAAATAAGCACCACCGAAAAAAGTCCAAGCTTTTTGATGACTAGTTGCGCTGTAATTACTTACGTTCATGTTGAAGTTAAGTTCTGTTGTAGTAGACATATCATTACCTGAGTCTAAAGGAATAAAATTCCCCCCGCCTTGTTCGTCACTACTGCCATTGCTTGTAAGCCTGGCATTACTCAAATCCGAAGATGAATTTCTTAAATAAAGATAAACTGCACCCGAACTAGTTGTTTGAATGTTTGTGCCTTCAATTTTTAAATCCTTGTAAGACTGGTTAATTCCTGTAATTGTTGTTGTAATTGTGCTTAAACTTGTAGTGCTGAGCAAGGTCCACCCACCGCCACCTGCATCTGCCCAAGCTACTTCCCCAGCAACAACACTAAGAACCTGGTCATCTGTGCCTACGCCCAAGCGCGTTACAGAACTAGCGCCGTCTGCAACTATTAGGTCTTGCGCTGTTGTTACTGTGCTTTTAGGAATGAGTGACGTTAGGTCTGGATCTTCTACGAGTGCAACATAAGCCGAACCGTTCCAGCTTTCATACGCTGCTGTGTCTACAAGGTAAGTAAGCATGCCCTGTATAGGTGTAGGAATTGCAGTAGTTCTAGCTGCTGCATCTGCGAAAACTATAACGCTCTGATTCATTAGGAAGTTGTTTAGATCGCTCGCAGGAAGTGGGAATCCGTTAGCGAATGTCTTGTATGCCATTTATGCCTCTTTCCATAGCTCTAGTCTAGTGAACCAATTGTTTACGTCTATTGTGTGAATCACCTTAGCAACCGAATAGTAACTGTCTATGTTTAGCTCCGAGGTAACGTATTTTACACCTAGCACTTCTCCGGGCATAATCTCCGCCGCGTGTGTCAAGTTGTTGTTTCTGTCTATTGCCGGAGTTGTAACACTTTTTACTAATCGAGTTGGGTATTGAGTAAAGACCCTATCTGCCCAGACATTTAGTTGGTTTATGTCTGTTGTGTCTATCTGCACGTCTATCGCTGCTACGCCGTATAGGTCTATTGAATCCTGATCTTGCCTAATCACATAGGTTGCATCATCTGTCTTTAGCGCGACCCTGAGCGAATTATAAACATCATCGTATTCACCCTGGACTATAAGGTCACTCATACATAGGTGAAAATTGTCTTCGTGTGAGTTGCCGATAGTGTAAGTGCCATCTGGAATAGCGGCTACCACCGGGCGCGGAATGAAAACAAATTCCTGAGTAGGAGGGTCTATCCAAAAGAACCCTAGCCCTACTTGTATAGCGTCTGATAAAAAGTAATTAGG